GGGCTTTTTAATTATATATTCTTTCAATTACTGAAACTGAGACATTATATTCTTTTGCTAATTCCGTAACTTCAGTGAAGACTGATAGTTTTTGTTTTATTTCATCTTTCTGTGTTTCAGTTAAATGATAGGTTTTTTGCTTTTTAAGCTGTAAATGTTCTGGGTTAATACAATTAATCCGATTACAGGTGTGAGTAATTACATCTTCTGGCTCTAATTCTATCTGGTAATGAAGAATATAAGCAAGCCTATGAGCAAGGTGTTGTTTTTTCTTGTGAGAAACTCTACAACCTTTGTCGTTATAGGTTCCAGCAAAAATAAAACAACCAGTATCATGGAGAATACCGATACGGTTTTTAAAAGGTTTATTGGTGCTAAATTCACTACCACAGCCCATAGGGGCTATGGTAGCGTAATTAGTACTGAAAGTCAAGTTTATTGTAATAGTAGGGTGTGGATAGTGGACTGTAATGGAAATTTTTTGGTACTTTTCCACACCCATCGTTCGGAGAGCAGTGTGGTAGAATTGGGGGATATTAATAAATATATTTTTATGTTAAAAACAAAATCTTTTGATTTGATGGATTCAGATGGTATTAATAAATTACTTGATGTGTACCCACTGGCGGAAGGTGCGTCTATTTTTGTGAGTGAAGGGAAGATTTGTATACCGTTCGAGGATGGTGAACCAGAAAATAATTCACATAAGACTATTAAAGCTAAGACTGAAATTAATAAGATGGAAAAGCAGATTAGTGTGATTGAACACTCAAACAAAGTACTTGAAATTATTAAGGCGGATCTAGAAGCTAAGTATGCTACCGCTGATGCTGATTTTAAATCTGCTCCAAACAATAAAGTGTTTGAAGCTAATCGTAAGGAGTTAGAGGATGCTATCCGACATAATGAAAATCAAAATCGACAGAACGTAGCAGAGATTGAGAGAATGGGGATTAATATTAAGTTGTTGACAGAAGGGATTTAGTGTTATTATAGGAGGTAATGGCTACAGTACGACAAGCAAAATTAGCAAAAGCTATAGTTGAAAACTCTAAACGAGATAAACCTTTAAACAAAAAGGAGCTGTTGGTTTCCGTTGGTTATAGCCCAATTACAGCAGATGTCAAGCAGGGTGAAATAATGGAACAAAAAGGTGTAAAAGAAGAACTAGAAATACTTGGCTTCACTGAACATGCTGCAATGAAAGTAGTGGATGAAATCATGAATGATAAAAATGTTGATCCTTCGGCTCGGTTGAAAGCAACGGATCAAGTATTTAAAGTGCGGGGTACTTATGCGCCGGAAAAATCAATTGTAGCTAATATTCAAGTAAATGAAATAAAACGTGAAAAATCAAATGGACTCTTCGACAGCATCCTTGGAAATTAAGCGTATCCTTAATGAAGGAGACCAAGAGGACATTCGTGCCTTATTTGCTTTTGATAACACCAACTCCAATGAGTCGGTGTTATTGCGTTTTAGACTTTGGACTGCTAAGTTTTTTCCGCAATACTTTAAGGTGGCTGATGCACCTTTTCATGCTGATATCGATAAGAATAATTTAGCTATCTATCGGGGTGAGATTGATGAATTTATTGATGGTGCTTTTCGTGGTGCAGCTAAGACAGTACGTACTAAATTGATGTGGGCGTTTTTAATTGCTAACGATACTGAACACTCTAGGCGTTACTTTAAGATCGCGACTAAGGACATCGCCAACGCTAAAAAGATTGTAACTGATATTTACAACATGTTAGCGGTAGGGCAAGTGCGTTATTACTATCCTGAAATATTTGCTAAGACTCCTGAGAAGCGTATGGAGACTATGGGAGTATTTACTACCGCTACAGGTATTATGGTTTTAGCTACTACGGTTGGGGTAGATCAACGTGGACAACTTCAAGAAGATGCACGACCTGATATCTTATGGCTTGATGACATCGAAACTCGTAAGACTTTGCGTAGTGCTGTAGAAACTCAAGCTATTTGGGATAATATTAACGAAGCTCTTGACGGTATGGCTAAAGCACGGTGTGGTGTAGTAGTGACGTGTAACTACATTTCAGAACGAGGCAACGTGCATAAAATGCTGGAACCTACTGAGGGCAGAGTGATAATGCTAACACCAATCATTACTCCTGATGGTGTTATCACATGGTCAGCTAAATATACTTTACAGGATATTGAGCGTATCAAAGCTAAAGCTAGTGACTGGGCTGGAGAATATTTAAATCAACCATCAGCCGGTGCTGACGTGTACTTTGATCGAGCGATACTTGATAAACAAGTTAAAAAGCAACCAATTAGAGAAATAGCTGGGTTAAAGATATTCCATGAGTATAATGCCAGTCATAGATTTGGACTTGGGGCTGATACTGCTGGTGGGGTTGGTTTAGATAGTTCAACTGATGTTGTTATTGACTTCACTCCGATACCAGCGCGAGTAGTGGCTACGTTTAAAAGTAATACCATTCAACCTGATGTCTTTGGCTTTGAGATTATAAATCATGGCAATAGATTTGGGGAATGTATTATCGGAGTCGAGAATAACAAGTATGATTCGGTTATACGAGTTTTAAAAGAGAAAGACTACCCAAACATCTATTTTACTGAAGTAGATGAAACTAGAGCCGGTTTAGCGCCTAAAACTAGGTACTATGGTTGGAATACTAACAGTGCTACTAAGTACACCATGCTGACTGAGCTAAAGACGGCGGTTGAAGACGGTTTACTTGAGTTATCTGACCCTGATTTGATAAATGAGCTACGGAGTTACTCGCGGGATGATTTAATGGATAGAGATGAGGATGTGCGTTTAACTACGAGACACTTTGACCTACTTATCGCTTGTGCTATAGCGTGGCAGATGCGTAAGTGGTCGGTTATTAATAGGCCTAAGACTAGTGGTTATGTACAGCCAGCTTATCAAAGGGCTGGTTTGGAAGATTAATATGGAAAATACACTTATTGGAGCAGTTGTCGTTGAGATAAAAAAAGATATTGTTGTTTACAAATCAGTCAAAAATGATTTTGTTGGCATTAATTATAAAACAAATAAAGAAGTCGCAGTTTTTACAAAAGATCCAAGTCTGGAAAAAAAAGTAATTGAAAAGATAATAAAAGCTTTAGAGGGATAATCATGTCAAATAAGCGCGATAGTTATACACGTTGTCAACTATGTGGTGAATTATCCCATCATGATTCTTGTATACTGGATGAAGTCAAAGGATATCAGTGTCCGAATGGTTGCCAGCCATCATTTGACCAGCCGCCTTATCAATCACCTTTACAAGATGAAAAACTTATAGAATGAATCATGTTCTTTTTATACAAAAAAGATGCTCGAGGTGTGATAATTTATTTAATATACCAAATCTAAAAGAAAGTAAAGCTAGAGACTTCGCACTTTTATATACACCATGTAGTCATTGTTATTTTGTTGAGGATATAACTAATCCTAAGTATCAGCTTTCTGGTCGTTGTCTGGATTGTTCAATACCTTTTGCTTTAGTAAATCATAAAGCAAAAGGTAGATGTCACAGATGTTTGATGAAACATTACCGTACTAATTCCACAAAAAGCTCATAGTTTAATAACATATTATCATGACACCTGATACTCAAGTTGAAGATTCTCTTTTAGAATTTGAATCGAAATATAAAACGATGAGTCGTAAGCAGTTAGCTGATGCGGCGGTACAGATTGCTCGATTACAAATGATGGCTTGTTTTGAGTTTAAAAAGCCTAGACTGCAACAGATTAATAAATTTTATGCGTTGTATGATGGTAAAGTTCCTAAGAAATTGAGACAGCTTTTTAATGTACCAATTCCTGTCTTTGCTGGAATGATCGATACACTTAACGCTCAGTATGATACGGGAGTCTTTTTAGAATTTGCGGAAGGTGATGCAGCTGACTATTTTAAAGTTAATAAAATAAACGGCGCATGGCGAAATGAGGTAATGAATACGTCAACTACTAGCAAGTGGGACTCTAAACTACGTATGGCTAGAAAGCACGCTATCATGACAGGTAGAGGAATCGTGGAATATAACGTCACTTCTGATCCTGGCTATAAGTCAGAGTTAACTAATGTGATGTTGAAGAATTTTAACTTTCAACCTCACGGTGGATTATATTTAGAGAATCATTTATTTGCTGGGACTGAGGATATCGATAAAACACGATCTGAACTCATTGCTGGCGCTAAAGATGGTATTTATGATAAGGAGCAAGTTAGACAATTAGTTACTCTGGCTGGTAGTAGTGATTTTATGCCTGACTCTAGTCATGATATGGCTGAGAAACTACAACGCTTTAAACCACTTGGACTTAATCCTGAGATTCATAGCTATGTTGGTCAAGAGGTGTATAAGTTGGCGCAACAGATTATAGAACTTGACGGGCAACGATATTACTTACTATTTCATCCCTGGACTAATATTTGGGTACGCTTTGAAAAGTGGGTTGATATCTGTTCATCTGACTTAATGCCGTGGGTTACTTTTGCTACTCATGAAGATGATGAGAACTTTTTATCTAAAGGGTATGGCGACGACTTATATCCAGCCGCCGATGCTATTGTGGCGATGTTTAACCAAGAGCTAACTAACCGCGAAAAGCGTAACTTCGGAGCTAGGGCTTATGACAAGGATATGTTCCAAGATGTGCGTAAGCTTGATGAAGCCATGCACAGACCCGATGCCCTTGTGCCAGCTGATACTAAGGGCGGTACAAGGCAGATTGCTAGTGGTATCTATGAATTTAAAGTTGGGGAGCTTGGTGGCACTGTAAACCTTATTGACTGGATTACGGGTAGTCTTGGTCGTAATACTGGTGCGACTGATCTCGCTATGGGTGGAGTACAGGAAGTATCTAAGAAAGCATCAGTTACTTTTGCTGAGCAAAAATCTGTATCTAAGCGTATTGGCTGGGGAGCGCAACCATTCCAAGACATGATGGGTGACTTAGGACAGCGTTATATCTGGGGATTACGTGACCATATGCCAGCTCGCATGGCTATTCAAGTACTAGGTGAGTCTGGTTGGGATTGGGATGAGATTACTCGCATGGATTTAAATACTAATAAGGATATCAATGTTCTTATCCGTTCTAGTGACCAGAAACAATCAGAGAATGAACTCAAGTCTAAGCGCCGAGCTGAGGCTCTGGGTATGGTTGACCCTAATACTATTAATCCCCAGTGGCGCAATGAGCAGATTCTCCGGTCTGTTGGTGAGTTTGATGATGATGAGATTGCCCAAGCACAAGATGTAAAGACATACAATGATCGTAAGTCATTAGCTAAAGCCAGTGAGTCTATCCAGTTAATTCTTCGTAATCAAGAGCCAGATATTTGGGGAGGAGCTACGGTTGCATTTATGCAAAAGATTGTGGACTTTGCTGAGGATAAGAAATCTACTTTGAAAGATAAATACCAAAAGCTACATGAGTACGCTATGGCGCATAAGGAAATAGTAAAAGCTAATATTGATCGTAAGGTCGCTGAACAAGCGTTAATGCAGAGCCAACAACCAGCACCAGAGGGAGGTGTACCAGCGGGAGCAACCGTGCCAACAGAGCAAACGCCAGCTCAAGACGCCGGACTTAGTGGCGGAATGGCACGTGCTATGAACGTAGCTAGTTCAGCTGTATAACTATGAACTATCAAGAAAAAATAGAACAAGCTAAACAATTATTCCTTACTGATGTTGATGAGGAGATTCAGAAAGATAATCTTGAACAGATTAGAGAAT